CGCGTCTCTCGTCATGTCCTGTTACCGGGTTATGGGCATTCGCCCACTACTCGGCCGAGACGGTCCGCAGAACTTCGCGGTGTTTGGTGATGACATAATTGTCGTAAAAGATAGTTATGATTTTATCGTCGGATGCCTCCAGTTGTGTGGGTTTACCGTAAACGACAGCAAATCGTTTAATACTGGGCATTTCAGGGAGTCGTGCGGTGGCGACTACTTCAAGGGACACGATATTAGAGGTGTCTACATAAAGGAGCTATCACATGAATCACACGTTTACTCTGCAATTAACCGCATTATCAGATGGTCAACCCGAACGGGTGTCTTGTTACCTAAGACGTTCGCCGCGCTGTATAGTGCCATACCCTGTCATAGGAGATGGCTTATACCCTATACTGACGGTGACGCCGAAGGAGTCAAGGTGCCTCTGGAGCTCTTTCTACGTTCGCGAGCAGATTTTGCCGAGACTCTTCTCTCGAGAAGAGATACTCCGGTTAAGGTCCGCCGCGCGTTGTGTAAGGAGAGAGCTAATACGGTTCACAGGATATCCGACTTTGGAATGTCGGAGTACAAAACTCCTGGGCCAAGCACTAAGAAGCTTGATCCCGATCAGAACACCGGATGCAGAATTTTTACCGCATCTGACACTACGACCGGGTACTTCGTACTTCAAGCTGTCGCAACACTTATTGCTATTCCTACTGATGACAAGCAGGCATGTGAGCTGTCCGGATTCCAATATAACGGACCGGGACTCTTGCACGCTTTGCTTGGAGGTTTCATCAGGAACGGCAGGATTGCCCTTCGTTCAACTGAAGGTAATCGTGCTAAAGTCCGTCGAAGGTTCACTTCCTCCTGGAATTGGACTCCCGCGGCCGGCCCAACAGGCCGAGATCTTGAATGGGAATTAACGGTAGAGCAGTACTTCCGTGATCCTTGCACGCCTAATTAGGCTGCGGAGGTCCACGCTCTACCGCTTTCAAGACCGCCTAGTGTTAAAAACGAC